CCTTCTCTAGCTCCACCAAAAGCTCCTGCACCAATTGCTCTTGCTCCTAATGCTCGTTGAGCCATTCCATATTGTTCTCCTAAATCTGATAATGTTCCTTTTATAACCTGTTCTTGATAAGGATTCATATATTGCGATGCTGTTGCAGCATCAAAAGTTTGTGCACCAATTGCACCTAATTGTCCAGCTTGAGGTAAAATTTGTTGTGATAAAACATTAGCTGCTTGTTGTTCATATCCAGATAATGGAGCTATACGTTGACCAGTAAAAGCTTCATAAGGACGTGATCCAACTGATTCAGCTCGTCTTAAAGTACGTTCTTGAATTTCTTTAAAGTAAGCTGGAATATCATAACTCGTAGTTGATTGCTGAGGTGCTTGAACTATTGTTGTTGATGGTTTAAAAAGACTACCCATTGATTATATATGTTCCTCCAATATTTTTATATCCTAATTTGATAAAAGCGTTATGTTTTCTTTCAACGTCTTTACCTTGAGTTATTTCGCATAAAGCAGTTAATTTTTTACTTAATGCGTATTCTTTAAAAACTATCATTATAGCTCTAAAGATATGAAAATTACGATATTTAGGATTCACATGTAACCATAGACTTCTAAGAAATCTTTTATCGCTATACCATGTTTCATCTATAGCGGCTGCCATAGTTCCTACAATAACATTTTCATATTCTACTACTATAACAAAACTATTTCTAATGTAAAATATAATATGATCAAGTAATTTCTTGTTATTTACGTTTCCAAAGTTATATGGTGATTCTGGAAGCCAGGTCTTTAAAAGCTCTCGAATACGTACAGCATCGTCTATTCTAGCTTGTCTAATTCTATATTTATCTTTTTCCATCAGGTCTAATTTGGATTCTTAATGTACCAAATCGCCAATTACTACCTAATTCGTCACTTTCTATTTTAATGGAAGATTGTCTACCTCGTATTCTTGAGTTATAAAAAGCTGTGGTATTTGACACTGTTATAACCTCTCCTGAAGTTTTAGAGCTATTTGGATAATCTCTAGTTTGTAAAGTAATAGTGGCGTTTCCTGTTTGATTTTTAAAGTCGGGTATAACTTTATTAATAAAACTAAATTGTTCTCCATCAGCGATGTCACCATCACCTGATTCTATAAAAGCAGCTAAAGGTTGTCCATCAGCATCAACACCATCTTCGTGTCTATAAATTAAAGAACGACCTGCTGTTAAACCATATATCGTGCTAATTGTATTAGCAGTAGAGTTAGCAATATACTGAGAAGCAATTGGATTAAATTCTACTCCATTATCTAAATATGTGCTTCTATCTAAATTACCAAAATACCAACTATTTTCTATTGTATTATAAATAACATAACGATTAATTTGACTTGAGTTACGTGAGCAGTAGTACCATATTATTTCAGAGAAGTTATGAGTTTGACCCGCATAGACTTGAGCATACTGAGTTTGCTCTATATCATCAAATACATAATTAAGTATAGGACAAGGTATTTCTTGAACTGATCCTGCGTAGCGAAAGAATGTACCATCAGACATCCAATAGGCTATATCATCTGTAACATACACAGCATTCATACCTACTGCTCCACAATCACTTCCGAGCTGACGAAATCCAAATATAAAAGGAGGTCCTACAAAAGACATTGAGTGTAGAGTTGTATCAGTCCATACAAGTATAGTACCTTTTGCAGGTTTAGCTGCTCTAATTTCAGAGCCTCCTGCGATACGTTGTGATCCCGCTGAATTAGTTGCATTAGGAGTCCATGAATTAAGATTTTCTTGATCTGACCAACGTATAAATAATTTATCTTGAGTTGCCGTGTTTCCGATTTCAACTTCTGTTCCCATACAAACTAAGTGTCTTGTATCATTAGACACGACTGATAACGTAGAAGTAGTAGGACAATTGGCTATAATCGTAGCTCTATCTTCAAATGTTCCTGAAGTATCATATATATAACTTGCGCCATCTTTTTGAGTTAATATTAAATCTTCTCCATAATTATTTAAAGACCACTGTCTCATATTTAATGTAACTTGTGGAGTTGTACGAGGAGTATTCCAAGTTCCTTGATTATAAAATCCAGCACTCCAACCATATCCAAAAGTTTGAAGACTTGGACCTATATTAATTTGATATTCAATATCCGCATTTGCTGTAGTCGTTGCATTAGCATTGGCAGTTCCTGAAGAAAGAATAGTATAAGCATTTGCATTTACAACAGATTGTATTTCAAATTCACCTTCTAATTCTGTAGATAAAATACCTCCTACATTAGCAGAAACATTTGAGAGAGTAATAAAAGAACCATTATTAGCTCCATGATCAATTTCATTAACTGTTACAATAGAGCTACCATTCTCAGTGTTAAATACATTAGATACTACATTAGAACTACGAATAGGAGTAATATCAGCAGCTTGTCCACCTTGATAGATATATACTTTACGATCTGTTCCTAACGATTGATAACGTGATCCATTTAATGAAAACCAAGCTGCTAAAGCTCTACCTACTCCTACAAAATAAATTTGACTAAACTTAGTCCATCCACCTATTTTTTCAGGAAGCCCTTTACGAAATCTAATCTTATCGCAATTCGTCCATCTTCCTTCTGCACCTGTCTCTGTATTTTCGGTGTCAATTCCAGCTTGAAATGTAAGTTGTGTTAATGGCATAATATAAGTATTCTACCACCTTTTCCTAAAAATGCTAGAGGCTAATTATTGTCCTAATTTAGCTTCTTGTGCAGCTTTAAATGCAGCGTAAGCATCTTTGACTTCTTGTGTCCAAGCTGTGTTACAAATGTTTTGTACTTCTTGTGGTTCATTAGATATATCTGAATCTGGGTGAAGTACGTGTCTATGTCTTGTTTGTGAAATTAAATTACCATCTTCTTTAATCAAAGTATCCATAGCAACTTGCACAGCTTTAAACTCTCCTACCACTTCTACTTTTCCAATTACTGTTTCTTTAGTTATTGCCATAGTTTGTCTCCTTTTTTGTTAAGTTGATATGTAATTAACACTTCCATATAAATATCTTCCATTTACTAAATCATCTGAATTAATTGAACTATCTGGTGAATTAGCATTTCTAAAAGTCATATGAGATATATTTCCACCCATATTTATAAATGCTAGTTTATCACCTGAAGAATTATCAATCCAAAGTCCACCATTAATATTTGCATCCATACCAGAAGAACTAGAAGTAAAAGGCAATCCAGTTACAAAAAGAGTACTAGTTAAAGCTGCACCATCATTTCTCCTTATTGTAAATTGAAGATTTACAAAACGACCCATTTTTGTATATGAAGCTACAGTTGTACCATATTGACCTATAATAGTTCCAGTATTGCTTCCATCTCTCAGAACAGGTGTCCAAGTTCCTTCTTCGTAATCATCTAATAAGTTAGAAGCCGTAGCAGATGTTACTCCTAAATAAATTCCTTTAGATGCGGTATTAAATAAAATGTTATCCGATAACGTTAAACCTGAAACACTTGCACCGCTCCCTAAAGCAACTGCATCCCCACTCGCACCAATGGTTAACGTGGTTCCTGATTGAGGTTCTATTGCATCTACTTCTATTTTGCTCATATTATATTCCTATTATAGTTTTAATTTCTTCTTCGTCTAGACCTAATGCAACAAGTTTAGCTTTTGCTGATTCTTTTTTAGCTATTGCATTTGTAATAATTAATTGCTCTTTTGTTTCTTCTATTTGTTTTTGAGTAATTTCTTCAGGTGTATAATCAACTTCTGTTACATTTCCTGTAATTGAATCTGTAATAATTTTTTTATATATCATATTATTTTGCTCCATAAATTTTAATAGTTCCTCTTGCAAATGAACCAGCAGATAAAGTGAATGAAATACTTGTTGTTGCTGTTGTAAATCCAATATTTCCACCTCTAGTTACACCAGAATTTTCTCTTAAACCAGTTGTATTTAAATCAGAAGCAAAACTATTACTAAAAGAACTTGTTGTTAAATCTATTATTATAGTACCCCAGAATGAATGAGTAGCTGTTCCATTACTTCCTGTTACATTTATTCCACCACATTTCAAATTAGTTATACTATCACCACCCACATTATTTAAACTTATAAATAATAATTTATAATCAGTTAAAGTTAAACCACTTAATGTTTGAGTTGCAACAGAAGTTGTTGTGAGTGTTCCAAGTAATGTAAAACCACCAAAACCTGTTGCAGTACCACTATTGGTTATAGTCGCGCCACTAGGAATGGTAATCGTGTCACCACTGTCTCCTAATGTAAGTGTAGTACCTGAAGTTGGAGAAACTTTATTTGTTTTAACCTCTGTTCCTGGTACATTAACTGTGTCCCCCGATGCTCCAATGGTAATCGTGTCAGCATTTTCATTGATAATGTTATTGCCGCTTTGATCCTGGATCGTGTCTACTTTTAATATAGATGCCATTATTCGTTTCCTCCGTTATCTATAACCGTGTTTCCCTCTTGAATCCACTCTTGTAT